GCTATGGCTCGACAAACTCGCGAAGGAGCACTGGCTTTACTTTGGGCCAGTGCTGGTAGCTCAGAGATTGCTCGCGGCGGCGGACATCTCGTTGCTCGCAGCTGCATCCGAGAGGTGGTCGGTCTATCGTCGCGCCGCGGCCCTGATGAAAGGTTCCGTTCGCGGCAAGAAGTACGCCGCCTCAGAGCGACTGCGACTGGCTGAACAGGCGGCCCGGAAGAAGCTTGTCGAGCAAGACGTAAACCTCTCGGATTTTCTGGGTATGCCGCTGGAGCGTAAGAGGGGGAAGCTTCGTCGCGGCCAGGCGCCTGAAGGCAACGAGATCTCAGCCGAACCCGTCTTTGAGATAGATGCGAAGTTGCTCGGCGAATATACGGTCCCGCCACAGCACTCAATCGCCTCTCAGGCCTTGCAAGACTACGTGACCTTGATGAGAGAGCTTGGAGTAGGACCAGTAACACGAGTGCGAATGAAGACTCCCCCGGAGCAATTGGACGATGGTAGCGACAGCGACAAGATCACGGACCTTAGAAGTCGTCGGCAGCAAAGAGCCGCGAATCGGGACTAAGCCGCTCCGCGAGCTCACGCCAGAAACGAGCTACGGCTTCGATGTAATCGAGTTCGCCCGCGACGTGCTCAAGCGGCCGCTTGACCTCTGGCAATGCTGGCTCGTCATCCACGCCGGCGAACTGCTCGCGGACGGCATCACGCCGCGCTTTCGCCAGGTGCTCGTGCTCGTCTCGCGCCAGAACGGTAAGACGGAGGTCCTGGTGATCCTGTCGTTGTTCTGGCTGTACGTCGAGGCCGTCAACATGGTGCTCGGCACAAGCACTAACCTCGACTACGCGCGTGAGAGTTGGGACAAGGCCGTGAAGTTGGTAGAGGCTTCACCGCGGCTATTCAAAGACGTGAACCCGAAGTCCGGCATCCGGCGCGCCAATGGTGAACAGACGCTAACTGTGACCGGCGGCGGCCGCTACAAGATCGCTGCCTCCAACGCCAGGGGAGGTCGCTCGCTCACAATCGATCGGCTGATTATGGACGAGCTACGCGAGCACCACGACTGGAGTGCGTACAACGCCGCTGTGCCGGCTACGTCGGCCGTGCAGGACGCGCAGATATGGATGATCACCAACCAGGGCGATGAAAAGAGCGTCGTACTCCAGTCGCTCAGGACGCAGGCGCTCGAGGGCGCGGACCCACGCCTCGGCATCTTCGAGTGGTCGGCGCCGGACAATGCAACTCCTACGGATGTGGCGGCGCTGGCGGCGGCGAATCCCAACCTCGGGCACCGTATCAGCCTTGAGTCGCTAATGGGGGACGCGCTGCGCGCTGAGGCTGCGGGAGGTGAACAATTGGCCGGCTTCCTCACGGAGCACCAATGTCGATACGTGCCGATGCTCAGCCCTGCCGTAGATGCGGGTGGCTGGGCCGGGTGCCTTGACCCCGACACTCTCGACGCCGTTAAGGGCCGAATTGCGCTCTGCCTCGACGTGCCACCCGACATGAATCACGCGACGCTGTATGCGGCGGGATTACTTGATGATGGCCGGGCGCGTGTTGAGCCTATTGCAGCGTGGTCCGGTCAGGGCTGTACGGACCAATTACGCAGAGAGTTGGTCGGTATCGTCTCGAAGGTCAAGCCAGCGAAGATCGGCTGGTTCCCGTCTGGGCCTGCTGCCGCGCTAGCCGCCGATATGAAAGAACACGAAGGCTGGCCCCCTGAAGGCGTTGAAGTTGAGGAGATCCGCGGCGACGTCGCCGCGGTATGTATGGGGTTTGCCGAGCAGGTTACTGCGTTAAAGATCGCACACTCTGGCGACCCACTTCTGGATGCACACATCGCTGGGGCCGAAAAGACTACGCATGGTGACGGCTGGAGGTTCAGCCGTAAGGGTGCCGGTCATGTCGACGCGCTCTACGCCGCGGCCGGGGCCGTACATTTAGCGCGAACACTGACCTCCGAGCCCTGGCACGGTATCTTCATCCCGGACGGTGACGCTTGAGGGACGTTATCCGTGACGCTGCAGCCCTGGCCGGCCTTGTCTGCCTCGTGGCGGCAGGCCTGACGGTCGCGCTGCCCGTGGGGTTGGTGGTCGCCGGCGTAGGCTTGATAGCGGCGGCAGTTCTGAGCGGCACACCACCAAAGCCCCCGGAGGGAAGCAACGATGGCTCTGATTGACACTCTTGCACGACGCATCCGCGGGACCGATAACCCCGGCCGTTACAACGGCACGTCTTCCGGCTGGGGCTGGCCCTTCCCGTCCGGGATCGGCTCATGGCGCACCGACACGTGGCGATCTCCCCAGGGCGGCGGGCCAACGGTCAACGACGATACGGCCCTCTCGCTCACTGCCTTTTATCGCGGCATCTCTTTAATCGCTGGGACCGTGGGAGGCCTGCCGTTGCAGGTCTACCAGGAAGAGATCGACGCCAACGGGGTCGAGGGCAAGACGGTCAAACTCAAGTCGAAGGACACGGCTTACCTCTGGCGGCGCCCGAACCCTGAGATGACGCGTCAGTCATTCTGGGAACGGATCGTGGCTGACGAAGTGCGCGGCAACGCCTTCTTCTTCGTCGTGAAGAATGCTCGCGGCGGGGTGGTACAGAAGGCTGATGTCGAGCTTGGCGTGGACTGGGGGATCTGGCACATCGGCCGGAATCGTGTTCGGGTCGGACGAACCTCCGCCGGCGTCAAGGTCTACCAGGTTGACGGCGAATATGACTTCGTTGACTACAGCGTGGGCGGGGAGATCGTTCACATTCCCAACTGGGGCAACGGTCTCACCGGCTACGACCCAGTGAAGATCGCACGGAACGCCCTCAGTCTCGGCCTCTCCGCAGAGCAGTACGCGATGCGGTTCTTCTCGCATGGGGGAGGCCCGGACGGCCTCATAACGACCGAGCAAACGCTTACGAAGGCCCAGGCCGAAGAGGTTATGAAGAACTGGAATCTGCTGCACAACGGACCCAACTCCCACGGCACCGCGTTCCTCGGTAACGGCGCCCACTACGAGCAGACAAGCGTCGACGCAGACAAGGCCCAACTTTACGAGCTGCGCGGCTTTCAGGTCGATGAAGTAGCGCGGCTCTTGGGCCTGCCTACCCACCTCCTCGCGGCGCAGAACACCGTGAGCACATGGGGCGCCGGCATGGAAGAGCAGAACCGGATGCTCGTCGTCTTCAACTTCCAGGGGCACATCAACCGAATCGAGCAGGCGGTATCGGACGACCTCCTGCAGCGGGATATAACGAACCGCTACGCCAAGATGAACCTTGCTGCGCTGCTTCGCGGGACCACCCTTCAGCGCTACCAGGCTTACCGCCTTGCGACCTTCATGACGGAGAACGAAAAACGCGAGCTCGAGGAGATGGAGCCCGTAGAGGGCGGCGACCAACTGCTCGCGATGACCAACATGGTTCCACTCGAACAGCTCGGCCTGCCAGCGCCGCCGGCTGGAGTCGGTCAGTGAACGAACATCGCTGCTGGCGCTGCGACCGAAGCCTCAACGTAGAACAGGCTCCGAAGTGCGAGACGACAACTCTGCGATGTCCTCGCTGCAAGGCGACGAACGTCGTGCGCGAAGGCGAGCCGGCCCGCAACATTGACAAAAGTGATAGTAGGCCTCAAGAATTGTCCATAACTAAATAGCCCAACGAGCCCCCGCGTCATCGAGGCCCCCACGACGCTTGGGGGCTTTTTCTTTGGAGCACAAGCGCCTCTCCCTGCAACTCAAGGCTGAAACGCCCGGGAGTTTTCGCGCGGTCTTCTCGACCCTCAACGTCATCGACAAAGACGGCGACGTGACCCTGCCCGGCGCATTCGAGGCCGGCGCACCGGTCAACATCTCGGCCTGGGGTCACAACTGGGGAGACCTGCCCTCCGGCGACGGCAACATCGCGGAAGACGGCACCGACGTCATCGTCGAGGGCGCGTTCTACGTCGGCACGCCCCAGGGCGACGCCACCTACCAGACCTTGAAGCAGCGCCTTGACCGCGGCGTCGTGAACCAGGAGTGGTCCTACGGCTTCGAGGTCCTCAAGTCGGACTTCGGCCAGTTCAACGGCCAGGATGTCCGCTTCCTCCGCGGCCTCAAAGTCTTCGAAGTTTCCCCCGTCATGGTCGGCGCCGGTGAAAACACCCGGACGCTAGACGTGAAGGGCCTTTCTCTCATCGACCACGGTGACGGGGTGGCGACCGCCTTGTCTGACTTCGTGGGACGCATGAAGAGCCGCGCCGACTTCCGGGCAAAGGAAGGGCGCGCCCTGAGTGCAGCCAACCGCTCGCGCCTCGCCGCTCTCGTTGAGCAGATGGCGCAGGCACGTGAAGAGCTCGCCGGCCTGCTCGAAGCGACCGACCCGGAAAAGGGCCACCGCGAAGTCGAGCGCGTCTACCTCGAGTTCCTCCGCAACCAGTCCCTAATCACCGCAAGTTAAGGAGTCAAACGATGCCCACCAAGCTGGACGACGCACGCGAGAAGCTCGACGCCAAGCGCCTGGAGCTACACAACATCTTCGAAGAGGCCGGCCCCGACCTCGACCTGTCGAAGGTCAAGTCCTTCGAAGGCCGGGATGACATCTCGCGCCGGACCGAGATCAAGAAGCGCAACGACGAGCTGACTGAGCTCGGCAAAGAGTACGAGGGCCTGCGAGAAGTCGCGGACGCGGCAGAGCACGTCAAGGGCATCGACCAGCGCCTGAATCAGCCAGTCAACGCCTTCCCGCGTCCTGGTGACCCCGAGCAGCAGCAGCGCCCTGTCATCAAGGGCATTCGCCAGATCCTCGAAGAGAGCACCGACTACAAGGCCTTCCGCGAGAAGCGCGGCGGCACTGTTGTCTTCGAGCTCTCTGAGGCCGAGACCAAGACACTGATGACCCTGTCGACGATCAACAACCCGGCGACGCGGGCTCCTGGCATCGTCGAGCCCGCCCAGGAAGAGCGCACCGTGCGCGACCTGATCCTCGGCGGCGCAACGGACAACAACGCCATGACCTACATGGAAGAGACCACGACGACCAACAACGCCTCGACCGTGTCTGAAGGCGACGCCAAGCCCGAGTCGGCGCTGGCCTTCACCGAGCGCACCGACAACGTCCGCAAGATCGCGACCTGGATCCCGGCAACCACCGAGCTCCTGGCTGACGTCAGCGGCATCGAGTCGTACATCCGCCAGCGCATGAGCTTCTTCGTGAAGCGCACCGAGGAGACGCAACTGCTCCTCGGCGACGGCGTTGCACCCAACATCCTGGGGCTGCACAACCGGACCGGCGTGCAGACGCAGGCCAAGGGCGCAGACCCGGTGCCGGACGCGGTCTACAAGGGCATGGTCCTGGTTCAGGCCAACGCCTTCGCCGACCCAACCTCGGTGGTCTTCCACCCGCTGGACTGGCAGGACGTTCGCCTGCTGCGCACCGCGGACGGCGTCTACATCTGGGGCTCGCCCTCGGACGCTGGCCCCGAGCGCATCTGGGG